GAGCAGCCAGAGCAGCCAGAGCAGCCAGAGCAGCCAGAGCAGCCAGAGCAGCCAGAGCCAACCTCCACGGCAAAAAAGGGTAAAAAATAAGGGGGGAATATGCTCGATCTGCCACTGGTAAAGCAACATTGCCGGATAGATCCTGATTTTTCCGATGATGATGCACTGCTGCAAACCTATACCGTTGCTGCTTTTCGATATGTCGAGAATTTTACTGGTTGCAAACTGTGTGAGGTTAACGATCAGGATGCTGCTGATACCAGTGAGTATGGGCTCATATTGACTGATGACATCAAGACAGCGGCATTATTTCTTATCGCGCATTGGTATGCTAACCGTGAGCCGGTGACCACTGACGGTAGCAATGCGGTGATCGTTCCGTTTGCTGTGGAGTCATTGCTGCAGCCGTATCGGGTCTATGGGATATGAGCGGGTTACGGGCTGGCGAGCTGAATAAACGCGTTGCCTTGCAATATCTCATAAAAAAGCGGGGATCGTTGGGAGAGCCTCTGCCGGATCAGGTAGTGGCCGTCGGTAAGGTATGGGCAAAGGTGGAGCCCATTTCTAACAGAAAAATTCGTCTGTTGGATCAACAGCAAGTGGTAGAGACATACCAATTTACGCTGCGTCCTCGCTCTGATGTGCAACAGGACTGGCAAATCGTGCTGGCAGATCAGGTATTCACCGTTAGAGCGACGGACAGAACGCAACCAGATCGCCTGATTATTACTGCGGAGGCCTGTACCCGCAATGATCGAATTAGCCATTAAAGCCTCATTGGAGCGCATTACCGGGATGGATGCCTACCCGTTACTTTTGCCTCCTGATGTGATGACCGGGATTACCTACCAACGCATATCGGACCCAGCCGTAGAGACTGGGTTAGCGCGCACACGCCTAGTGGAGGGGCGGTTTCAAGTAACGTTCTATGTCGTCGATATGTTTACCCGCCTGGTCACTGTGGACCGGGATGTCTGGTCAGTATGGCAAGGGATTGTGCATAGCCACCTAGATGGCTATGACGTGCAATTTATTGAACGTGCTGGTTTACAGGACGGACAAGAGATCCTGAATAACGGCTCTATTGTATATAGCCGCCGCCGCGATTACCTGATCACGTTTTCGGAGTAACCCATGGATATATCCATCACATTCCCGCAAGGGAAGGACTTCGATCGTCTGCTTACTGAGGTTGGAGAGAAAGTCGGGGTAAAGGTGCTGAGAGATGCAGGACGTGCGGCTTTAGCAATTGTTGAGGCTGATATGCGGCAGCACGCCGGTTTTGATCCAAAAAATACCGGTGAACATATGCGTGACACTATTCGCACCCGCAGCACTAACCGCATGCGCGATGAGCGGTATGCCACGGTGGTTACTCTGAAGGTTGGCCCTAGCAAAGCTCATCACATGAAAGCATTGGCTCAGGAGTTTGGTACGCGTAAGCAGGTGGCTAAGCCGTTTATCCGTCCGGCGCTCGATTACAACCGGCAAAGGGTATTACGCGTGCTGGCCGTTGAATTGCGCTATGCCCTTGAGGGCCGTTAATTCTATCCGCTGCGTTCGCAGCATTTTTAACAGAGAGATATCACTATGACTGATGAAATTCGCAGCCCGTCAGAATTTGCCATGCTGCCGGCGGGAACCCGCGTATCGTTCGGCCCTTTGGGTGCGGCCATTGATGCAGGGAAACTACTGCAAAACGCCATGTCGATTGGTACTACGGGCAAAAAGGGAACCTATGTCGAAGTGACCCGCCTGATCGATACCGAGCCCAAGTTTATGCAGGATATGGGGGAGGCTGAGGACAAGACCTTCATTTTTATTGATGCCCCCGATGATACCAACCAGGAGGCATTTACTGCTGCTGCAGAGGCAAAAGAGACGGTGTTGGTGTTCATTGAGTTCCCGAACAAGCGCATTGCAACCCAGGAGCTGGCACTGAATGGCTGGAGTATGCAATCGGTCGATACTCCGAAAGGCAAGGTATTGCAGGTGGAGGTTTACGCCAAGCAGAACAGTGTGTCCTGGTCGCGCAAGACAACGGTTGCACCGTCAGGCAAATCAGCATAAGGGGGCGTTATGCTTTATAAAGAATTATTACTCAAGCCGAACAGTTCACCGATCACCATCGATGCCTTTGGACAGAAGGTTACTATCCGGCGCCTAACTGCCATGGAGCTGATGGAGTACAACAACAGCATCGATGCAGAGAAAGGTAATGCTCAAGTGCTGTCTGAGCTTGGGGTTAATTTGTTCCTCTCAGCGCTGGTGAATCCCGACGGCAGCAAGCCCAATCCGAAGGAACTCCCCACCGCCGCACAGGTTCTTGGCTGTCAGGCTCAGGCCGATATTTTGCAGGCGGTGACCGATGTGCAACGCCATAGCTACGGCACGTTGGAGGAGGCCAAAAAAAACTGAGGGACTCGCCCTGGCTGTGGGAGCTGTTTGCACTGGCCGACAGCCTTGGCGAGAGAGATCCCAGAAAGCTGCTAGATCTCCCTGCCGACCTTTTGTTGCACTGGCAGGCGTTCAGGAGCTTGAAGCAGGATGCCATTAAGGAATCAGGACTCCCGCTACTTCCGGATACGGCCACGCCAGATCCGGCTGTGGATGGCGATTCTGATGATTTCTCTCAATGTTTACGGGTGATTGGTTATGGGTGATGTTGCATCACTGGCGGTTGCATTGCACCTGAATGCGGCCAGCTTTAAATCCCAGTTCTCTGACGCGATGCGCTCTGCGGACTCAGGTGCTCAGCAATTCAACCGAAAGGCCCAAACCGAAGCCCAAAAAACAAAAAAGGCGTTTGAAGACATCGGGGTAGGCGCTAAAAAAGCAGACGCCGATTTTCAGCTTCTGTCTCGTCGAACCCAAGAGAACATCGTTGGGTTCGATCGTCTGCGTGATGTGTTGGCTAATGTAGTGTCCGGCGGGACGGTTGCCGGGAGCACCATTACATCGGCCCTGATCCCGGCGTTGGGGACGGGGCTGACCACGGCGATAGAGAAGAGCACCGGTGGGTTACAGCAGCAAAAAGTTGCATTTTTTGAGGCGATGACTGCGCAGGCCGAGCACGCGCAAGGAGTCATCAGCGGCATAAAGGCAACGCGAGAGCAGGCCCAGGCTCAGGCAGATATCGCCCGTAAAACGATCGACGCAGCAACTGCTCAGCGTGAGCAGGCGTTCGCGCTGGATGAGTATTTAGCGAATCAGGCTCAGGTCAATAAGGAATATGGCATCCTGCTTTCTTATGAAAAAGAGCATGAGCAAAATGCCAGGGTGATCGCTGAGGCTAACCTCGCTGAGGCCAACGCCAAGAAAAAGCTGGTTGCGGCCAATTTGCAGATGGTGGAGTTGGATTCCACCGAAGCTACAGCAAAGAAACAACTGGCAGCTGCAACGGATCAGTTATCCGCCGCCAATCAGGAGCTGTCGTTTAGTCAGCGTATGGCAGCCAGTAGCGCTGGCATGTTGCGTGGGGCGATGTCTCTTTTGGGCGGTCCCGTTGGTATCGGCATTATGGCGGCATCGGCTGCAGTCACGATGCTGTACTCAGCGTATAACACCGCCGAAATGGAGGCGCAAAAGTTCAATGCTGCGCTGATGAAAAGCGGCATGCAGTCTGTAATGACGGTTTCTGATCTGCGTCGGTTAGCCACCCAGCTTGGCGGGACAGAGAGCGCTATGAAGGGGGTTCAGGCGGCGGTATCCGCTGGGTTCTCCGGAGGGGCACTGACTGAGGTTGCCGATCTGGCCAGGCAGATAGATGAAGCCGGCGGCAGTGCTGATGAGTTGGTCAGCCAGCTGAGCGCCTTGCGTGATGATCCGCTACGTGCCATGGAGCAGTTGACGCAGCAGGGCGTGGTGTTAAATGAAACCATCATCCAGCAGATTTCCGCGCTGGAGCGTCGGGGGGAAAAGGTCGCTGCCGGTGATCTGGCGCAAAAGGAGGCGGCTGAGGCGGCCAAGCGCAATCTGGAAGAGCAGAAGCGCCTGACAGATGAACAGACCGAGTCGCTGAAGCAGCTGGCGTTGGGCTGGCGCGGCGCCAACGTTGCGATGGGGGAGTTTGGTCTGTTATCTGCGCAGATACCGCAGATTAAGGCCGCCTCATCCTCCGCGGCCGATGATAAGGCAAAAGCCGAAGAGCGAACCCGTAAACTCAAGGATGAGCAGCAGCAGGCGTTAGAAACGCTGCGCACGGAAAGTCAGATCGCTGCTGTGATGAAAGCGGGCGCCGATAAGAAAGTCGAGGCTATCAAACTCACCGATGCAATCAACGCCCGCTATAAAGCAGGCAGGATGACGGCTGACGAGTATGCACAGGCGTTGAAAGGCGTCGATAAGATGTATAGCGAACGCCAGAAGAAAGCAACGGGAGCTTATAAGGATGATGAGGCCACTCGCCGCCTGGCGGAGTTAAAGCAGCAGGAGGTGGTGCTGCGCCAGCAGAATGCGACGACTGAAGATCTGACCGCCGCTGAGAAAAAGCTGTTGGCCTTTAATCAGGAAATGGCAGAGATAAAAAGCAAGCGGATACTGACAGCCAGTCAGAAGAGCTTGCTGAATGCCGAGGCCCAACTACGCGCCCAGCTGCAGATCAACGTCAGCCTGGAGAAAGCCGCGCAGCAGCATCAGATTGCGTTGAAAGCCCAGGAGCAGATGCACGATGTGGCCGAGTCTACCCGCCAGTTACAGCAGGAGCATAACAATAAAATTGCGCAGATGAGCATGACCCCAGCCGCCTATGATCAGATGGTTGAGATCCAGCACATTCAGGACGATTTTAGGAAGCGGCGTGAGCAGTTAGATAACCTATTTAATGATAAGAAATTAATACAATACAAAAATGGCGTCGAAAAATTGCGAGCTGCTGAGCTTGAGCAAATAGCTATAGTTCAGGCTAGCAACGATAAAAAAGTTACGATTGAAGCTGATGGCTACGAGGGGATGAAAAAAGGGCTGCAGGACTGGCAAGAGGCCGCAGGTAACTCCTTTAGCTTGGCGCAGGACACGGCAATGAATACCATGAATTCGATGGGGGATGCGGTAGCTAACTTTGTCGTGAAGGGTAAGGGCGATTTCCGATCCTTTGCAACCTCGGTATTGTCTGATATTGCCGCTATGATGGCAAAAATGGCCGTATTTAATTTGGTTAAAGCCGGAACCAGTCTCATGGGGTGGTCCAGTGGTGGCTATACCGGTGATGGCGGAAAGCATGACGTCGCAGGTGTCGTTCACCGAGGAGAATGGGTTGTCCCTCAAGAGGTGGTAAAGCAGCCGGGTATGCTGGGCTTTCTCAATCAACTGACTTATGGAAAGGGTTATGCTGATGGGGGATTGGTTGGCGGAAGATCGCCATCGACGCCATCACCCTCTGCGTCAGTGGCAACGCCAAAGGCGCCGATTACGCTGAACATTTCGGTTCCCATATCAGTGCATCAAGACAAAGGTGATGTCGATAATACGCAGCAGCCGGCTTTCACGAAGGAGGTTAAACAGTGGGTGATCGGCACGGTAGAGGCTAAGTTGCAAGATGCAATGCGTGATGGCGGCGATCTGGATCAGTTCGTCCGGCGTCGGTCTTAGCGTTTTCGCCTGGATTGTGCCAGTATTCGGGCACAACACAGATAGGAGGCGTTATGAGAAAATTAATATTGTTAGCCCTATGTGGTGTGTCGGCGTTTGTTTCGACATCTGTCATGGCGAGGGAGTTGGCGCAATCTGAAAAGCAAGTCATGATGGATGTTGTTAACTCAAGGCTGAAAGATCCTTACAGTGCAAAATATACTTGGCAGGATTATAAAGGCGGTGAGACATATTGTGCTTGGGTTAATTCAAAAAACTCCTATGGTGGGTATGTTGGTAATCAAGTCATTATTATGGCTGTAAAGAATGATGATCGAGGGAAGATAGTATGGGCCCAGGGTGGTTTGTCTGACGACCCTGTTTTATATCCTATTTGCACAGATGAGGGATATAAAGTTAAGCTGTAATTAACAATGAACCCGCCATTCGGCGGGTTTTTACTATTGAGATAAATAAATATGGATACTTTTCACTGGTCGCCACGGCCAGCTATGGGGGCGTCCATTAAGCCCGGCGTTACTGTGGTTAAATTTGGCGATGGCTATGAGCAGCGGCGGCCAGCTGGCATTAACCACATCCTAGAGAGCTATTCCCCGGCATTCCGCGTTAGCCATGACGAGTTTAGGGAGATCGAAGCGTTTTTCCGTCGTCAAGGTGCAGTAAAGGCGTTCCTGTGGCGCTCTCCACAGAGGCACGTCCTGATCCGTGTGGTATGCCGTGAATGGTCTGAGCAGGTCTATAACAACTATGTTGACGTATCCTGCAAGTTCGATCAGGTGGTGGCATAAGGAGGCTGTATGCAAGATATCCCTCAAGGCACACTGAGACAGTTGGGGGAGTTTACGCAAAATCCCCACCTCGATTTGTGGGAGATCGATCTCACCCCATTTGGCGGTACACGCTTCTTTTTCCACGATGGGGTTAATGAGCGCGGAGAGGCTATTATCTGGCAGGGGCGTAAATATGAACCATACCCTGCCGGTGGTGATGGATTTGAGTTTAACGGCAAGGGGCCCGGTAACCGCCCAACGATGAAGTTATCCAATCTGTTTGGCCTGATTACTGGGCTAGCAGAGGATTATGATGGCTTGGTTGGCGCTAGAGTGGTACGGCGACAGGTCTATGCCTGCTTTTTGGATGAGGAGAACTTTGAACGGGGGAATCCAACTGCAGATCCCACCGAGGAGGTTGTATCTCGCTATGAGGTTCAGCAGCTGTCAGAGCTAACCAGTGAGTGGGCTATATTCACGCTCTCTATTCCCACTGAGACTGATGGCGCTCAGTTCCCTGGCAGGACCATGTTGGCGGACATTTGCTCCTGGGTATATCGCTCTGATGAGTGTGGTTACCGGGGGGCGGCTGTGGCCGATGAGTTTGATAAACCGACTAGCGACCCGCTCAAAGACAAGTGTGGGAAGTGCCGTAAATCGTGTGAGCTGCGTAATAACATGGGCCGCTTTGGTGGCTTCTTGTCCATCAGTAAGTTGTCGTAATAAATGCGATTTTTGCTATGTATGGGCTTGACTAAGTGGTAGTAATGATCAGCATGATGTTGACCTGATATCACTAATGGTATTAAATGTACTTAACATAGCCAAAGCTATGCATAGTTTTCAGTTGCAGCGTCGCTGTAACTTTGCGCAGCAATACAGAGGGTATCATCATGAGTCACGCATTGAAAAAGGCCGCTCGCTTGAGCATTCAGCCTCGTGACAAGTCTCAGCTGGCTCATCCACGTGCGGCGATCGACGAAAAATGCTTGCATGCAGATCAAGTTAAGAACGCTTTTGATTTTGCATTCACCCGATATGCATCAGCAATGCAAGACCTTTCAAAGGTTTAATACTGCATGGCTGATATAGTTGATGCGGTAAACTACTTATCCGTTGACGATCTGATTTACCTCAACCGAAGGCTCATCGAGGCACAAACGCCAGATGAGCCTATCGGGGTTCTAAATTTATCCAATCTGTCATCTTCCCAAGCTCGCCCAAGCATGGTCAAGTACTATAAGCAAACAGATGATATGTTTGTTTTGGCTGCCTCATTAATTGAAAGTTTGATTCAAAATCATCCGTTCGCGAACGCAAACAAGCGAACAGCCATGATGGCGGGGGCTGTATTTTTGCTATTGAATGGCTATGAACTTACCGCCCCAGGAGACGAGATCGTCGAAATAGCGGTTGGTTTGGCTTGCAAGGATTATGATGTGGATGACTTGGAGAATTGGTTGTGCCAGTGGTCAAGAGCATATGATGCAAGGGGGCTCTGTCATGTGCACCAGTTGGAAATATCTGCTGTGATTAGCCTGATAGCGATGAGTGGAGAGTCATAAGCCTTACCATCAATTCTATTGATTGAGTAAACACTTCTTATTAAGCTCGACTATATGTCGGGCTTTTTGCATTGGGAGCCATATGTTTGATGATGATCTCGTTGCGTATGCCAGCCAATGTACGCCAGCTGAAGCGTGCGGTTATGTGGTACGCACACAACAAGGTGATATTTTTCTACCCGTTAAAAATAGCTCGATCGAACCTACGCAGTATTTCCGCATGGCTCCTGAGGACTTTTTTGCAGCGCAGTCTAAAGGTGATGTTGTCGCCCTTGTGCACAGCCACCCGGAGGGGCCTCCATTTCTGAGCTCCGCAGATCGGTTGATCCAAGTGCAAAGTGCCTTGCCTTGGTGGTTGATCTGTGATGGTTCGGTCCAGAGATTCCGCTGCGTTCCGCCGTTGTTGGGCAGGCAATTTGAACATGGCGTGATGGACTGTTACACCCTGTTCCAGGATGCCTATCATCTGGCTGGAATCGCTATGCCGGATTTTCCTCGTGAGGATGATTGGTGGCGACATGGGCAAAATCTCTATCTGGATAATATGGCGGCCACAGGATTCAGGCAGGTCAAAGGTGCGGCACAGGCAGGTGACATTATGCTGTTCTGCTATGGCTGCTCTGTCGCTAACCACGCCGCTATTTACTGTGGTGGGCAGACCATCCTGCATCACCTTCCAAACCAACTCAGCAAGCGAGAGGAGTTAACCGGATCATGGCAACGACGCATACACAGCCTGTGGCGACATGCGGAATGGCAACCTTCCTCCTTCACGGGGATCTACAACGATTTGGCCGCAGAATTCCATTACAGGTCATGACGGCAGCTGAGGGGCTCCACGCCTTGCTAGTGCAGGTTAGTGGTTTACGTCAGCACTTACGCGCAGGGTGGTATCAGGTGCGTATTGCGGGTCATGATGTGGCACCAGACAAAGTAATGCAGCGTTTGCATGAGCCACTTCCCATCGGGGCGATTGTGCATATCGTCCCGCGTATGGAGGGCGCGGCGAAAGGCGGTATCTTCCAGTTTATTGCTGGTGCCGTACTCACTACCGTTGGTTTATTGACATCTTGGACAGGGATTAGCTCAGCCCTTACAGCGGCGGGTATCGGGATGATGTTGGGAGGTGTTGCTCAAATGCTGACGCCAACACCTCGGACGCCAGCGTCGTCACAGAGCGATAACGGAAAGGGGAACAGTTATTTCTCCAACCTGGATAATGCTGTTTCACAGGGAAATGTCATGCCTATTCCCTATGGCGAGATCCTCACCGGGTCGCGGGTTATATCGCAGTCTGTCAGTGTATGGGATGGCAACGGTGATACTGATGTCGATCTCGGAAAGGCTGGTCAGAAGTTATAATTTTTGCGCTATTCAATAAGCCACCTTCGGGTGGTTTTTCTGTTTCTGGAGCACAGACCATGGGAAAAGGTGGGGGCGAGCAGCATACGCCTTATGAACAACCCGATAGCCTGAAATCAAAGCAGAAGGTTTCAATTATCGATGCGATCGGTGAAGGGCCAATCGAGGGACCGGTTAATGGCCTGCAGAGTGTCCTGCTGAAAATGACGCCGGCGGTGGACAGTAACGGCAACAGTAACGTGAATGGCATGAGCCTGCAGTGGGTAGCTGGTGAGAGCGAGCAGCCGGCACTGAAAGGGTTTGAAGGGTCGGGAACGGAGGTGCCGGTAAACGCCGAAATTAAAAACGGCGCATCGTTGACCCGCACCATTACCTCTACAAACATTGACCGCCTGCGCTTTACGTTTGGTGTGCAGTCCTTGGTGCAGGTTAAGGACAACGGCGACCGTGTTGGAACGTCAGTTGATTTGCAGATCCAGATTATGCGGGATAAGGCGTGGGTGACAGAGCGAAACATTACGATCTCTGGGAAAACAACATCGCAATATCTGAATGCGTTGGTGATCGACGATCTCCCGCCGCGTCCGTTTGATATCAGAATGGTGAGAAATACACCTAACAGCAGCAGCGACACACTACAAAACAAAACGCTGTGGGCCAGTTACACCGAGATTATTGACGTACAACAGCAGTATCCCAATACGGCAGTTGTCGGGTTGACATTTGACAGTGAGCAGTACGGTAGTGAAATCCCAAGTCGTAACTATCACATCCGTGGGCGCATTGTGCAAATCCCCGCGAATTATAACCCGCTGACCAGGGAGTATAGCGGTATATGGGATGGCTCATTCAAACCCGGATGGACAGATAATCCTGCTTGGTGTCTATACGATGTGCTGACCCATCCCCGCTATGGTCTCGGTAAAAAAATTGGCTCAGTTATTGTGGATAAATGGGCTCTTTACGCAATAGGACAATATGCTGATGCCATGGTACCCAATGGTTATGGCGGTGACGAGCCGCGTATGCGCTGTAATGGGTATATTACCGATCGCCGTTCTGCTTATGAGGTGATTAGCGATTTCTGCTCCATCATGCGGTGTATGCCCGTCTGGAACGGTCAGCAACTTACCTTTATTCAGGATCGCCCCGCTGATTGCGTTTGGCCCTATACCAATGCCAATGTGGTAGATGGTAAGTTTTCGTATACCTTTAGCCCAAAATCATCTAGGCATAATGCGGTACTCGTTCGTTGGATTAACCCTGACAACGGGTGGAAAGAGGATTTTGAGTATGTATCAGATGATTTATCGATCGCAGCTAATGGGTTGAATCAGATCGATGTCGACGCCTTTTGCTGTACAAGCAGAGGACAAGCGCATCGACATGGCCTGTGGATTTTAACGACGGAAAAACTTGAGGTGCAAACCGTATCTTTCAAAGTCGGTGCTGACGGGCTCAAGCATTTACCGGGGGATGTGATCGAGGTCGCTGATAATGACTATGCCGCTAACCAGATTGGCGGGCGATTGCTTCATGTTGATGTTGCGCGGCGGACTATTACCTTGGATAGGGCCGTCACTCTGCCAAACGGTAAGGTTACCGTAAACACTATTGGTGATGATGGCCGTCCTGTTCGCCTGGATGTTGAAGGGCATCCGGCCCCTGATACGCTGTTGTTAAAGCGTATCCCTATCGGGCTGAAAGAGTTTGGCGTGTGGTCATTGCTGTTGCCGTCCCTGCGTCAGCGTTTATATCGCTGCATATCTATCAAGGATAATCGAGACGGCACTTATAGCGTTGTGGCCATTCAACATGTCCCAGAGAAAGAGGCAATTGTTGATAATGGTGCTAACTTTGACCCCAAACCAGGCTCAGATAGCTCCTCTATTCCTCCAGCCGTAGAGCATCTCGCTGTAGAGGTAACCCCGGACGATGGTCAATATCAGGCCATTGCGCGGTGGGATACGCCAAGGGTAGTTAGCGGTGTGCAGTTTGAGCTAAAACTGAATCGCTCTGATCGTGTTGTCGGAACGCAGACAACCTCCGATATGGAATATCGTTTTTCATTACTTCCTCTCGGTAAATATGAGTTGTCTGTAAGAGCAATTAACCAGTTCGGTCAGAAAGGTGATCCATCCTCTGTGGCGTTCAATATATCTGCACCGGAGGCGCCAGCATTTATTGAGTTAACGCCAGGCTATTTTCAGATAACGGTTAATCCGCGTCTTAGTTATTACCAGAAAGATACGCAGTTCGAATTTTTGTTTTCTGAAAATCGAATTGTTGATGTACGGCAGATCGAATCACAAGCATCGCGGTTGGGGATCGCGAGTTATTGGGTAAAAGATCAGTTGTTGAAGTTAGGTACAGATTATTACTTTTATGTTCGCAGTGTTAATCAGGTTGGAAAGTCTGTTTTCGTTGAGGCTGTTGGTCAGGTAAATAGTGATGCTGATGGTGTCCTCGATATTCTGAAAGACAAAATCACATCTGACCAAATGACAAAGGATTTTCTGAAAGGCATTGATAATAATCTGGTGCGTGATGAGTTTAATAAAGCACTGGGTGATTCAGAAGCTAAAGTTGATCAGGCATTGACAGTTCTGGAGTCTGCTGTTGGTGACTCTAAGGCTCAATTGCAGGCGTTGTCTCAGACTGTTGCGACGGAGGATGCTGCGTTATCTCAGAAGATTGATAACGTTAATGCTCAGGTCGGCGAAAATGCTTCTGCTGTCCAGGTGATTTCCAAGGCGCAGGCAGATCTTAAGGGCGATGTGTCTGCCATGTGGTCAATGCAGGTTCAGACCACG